ACAATTCAGCTTTAGCTTCTTTGTTCTTTGCTCTACCACTTTTGCAGAACTCCCATACCTTTAGTATTCTTTCTTTTTGTTCTTCTGTTACCATTTTCCTTTAGGGCATTTTTCTGTTTTCCAAGCTGCTTTAGTTTCTATTGGGCAACCACATATACTACATTCTACATCAGGTGTTAAGTGTGGGCATCGTGAGCAAATGTATGCTCTATCATAATATGTAGTAGCATCTACATTCTCCATACCACCTAGTAACCTTTTGCTTACTGCCTTTAAATAGTTATAGGTCTTTACCATTAAGTTTGGAGTGTCCATTTCCTTTCTCTTGTCCATATCTATAAAGTTTAATAATTCCTATTGGTTCGTGTTCATCACTTAGTACTATATCTACATCATCAAATACCATCTCATCTAGGTTTATAATGTATTCTAGTTGTCCTCGCTCATCATAACATTCTATGATGCTCAAGCCATACCCCACTAATCTTTGTAAATCATCATAAATCATTACGCTTCTCTTTTAATCTTTCTTTAATATATTCCTTAACCTTTTTAATAGTTATGTATATATTCATTCTACTTATCTTGGTCTTTTTACTAAGGCTAGAATAGGTATATCTTTTGCCATCATTATCACCAAGTACATACAATCTAAATAACTCTCTATCATACCAATACAATTCTGATAGTATATCATTTATCACATCACTATCTTCTATTAAATATAAATTTTCTTGTGTGATTTTCAAATTATGTAACATCAAATCACTATGGAAGCTAATATCTTTGTAAGGTCTATTGTACTTGTAGTAGTATTTAGAAGTCTTAGAATAGTAGTTGTTTTTACATAGCCTAATAAAATACCACTTTATCTTCTTGTCTTTTATAAGTTGTTCAAGTCTTTCAGTATCTTCGTACAACGACATAAACACCTCTTGCGTTACATCATCTAAATCCTTAGCTGGTATGAAGTTTGCAGCAGTTTGTACTAAAGTTGTATATAGCTGATTATCAATCACATAGCATTATACAAAAAAATGTGTGTAAGTTTTATGGTGTTGATAAATAGTTATAAACGAAATTATAAACCACAATAGCCACTATCACAATCAGTAAAGTCATCATCAAATAATTGAAACTGATTAAAACTACTCTTTATCTGCTTGTAAGTTATCTCTGTTTTAAACCTAGCGTTGTTGTTTTGTTCTTCTTGCTTTACAAACCAATCAAACTGTTTGGGTGATTTATTACTCATATGTTTAAGCATTATTGTATTACGATGAAAACACCCAACACAATTATTAGCGTAAGCAAATCTTACATTCTTATCTTTCCAATACTTTTCTATATTGTCTTTGTATATGCCATCATTTATTAGTGGAAAAGTAGGAACTCTATATGGTATTGTTTCCCATTTGTTTCTACCATTCTTAGATTTTTCCCAAGTTCCTTTCATATGCTCTACACCATCAATACATCTTTCTAACATAGCTTTAGCTCTACGTTGTTCGTTAGCTCTAAAACCTATCCTCATCTCTACTGGCTCTTGATTGAATTTATCTGCCCACCAATAAAATATAGGCTTTATCTTCATCTCAATAGTGCAAAATCTTTGAATTTTATTAGGTAAATAAACCTTATCTCCTCTTTTTATAACATCATCAAATGTTTCACCACTTATCCAATCTATCTCTTGCCCTATAAACTGCTCTAGGTCTAGCATAGTATATATTATAGTATCTTGTTCTAATGTACCTATAAACTCTTTACCTATTTTATCAGAAACAATTTGCCTTATTTTTTTATCTTCAAATAAACAATCTTTGTCATCAGTTCTAACAAGTGAAAATACATTTGCATCTGCTGGATAATTGGCTGCTATATAACTTGATGTCTTGCCACCACTTAAACTGTTTACTGTTTTCATAATAAGTTTTTTACTTTGTCTTTATAAACTTCTATCAGATATTCTAAATCTGACTTAGAATATTTAACAGATTTATGACTTAATGCTACTAATTGTTCTACTGCCTCTACTCCATATTCTGCTTCTAACTTTTTACCAAACAACCATTTTTCACCTTCCGAATAAATATTACACTTTACACATTGTGGCTTACAATTTGCTATTGTTTCATCGTGCAACCATCTTGTACTGGTATGCTTACGACTTTGAAAATGTCCATTGTGCATTTCTTTAACGTGTTTAATTACACCACAAGTATAGCACTCCACCATTCCACTATTAGCATATAACCACCTAATGTATTGACTGAATACTTTGTCTAATTCTTTTTTGAGTTTTGCGTGTGTCTTAGCTTTCTTTCCCATTCTTTTTGTTTCTTTTCTAATCGCCATTCAAAGTACAAAGTAAGACCTGTGTACATTATCCCTAGTATTAGTGCTATTAAATATATCTCTCTCAAAATAATTCTGTTTGGTTAATGTCTTGCTTTTGTATTATTCCCATAGCAGTATCTAATATAGTTTTACCAGCTTCATAATCTACTAAGTTTCTTGCTATTTTACCTCTATGTTGTTTGCCTTTATATTTATAAAAATCAAAATCGTGAAATTTAGAAAATCTTTCAACAGAACCTTTGCCTTTCATTTCTGGACTTTTTCTTTGACTTAAATTATTTGGTAAATTAAAATTTGTCCAATATAAATGTCTGCCTCTTTTTTTTGCTGGTATTAATGGCTCATAATAGGGAATTACATTTTCAACGCAATATTTCCCTTTGTAAAATTTATTTAATAAAATTATCTCTTCATAAAGTTTCATATCTGGGTATTTCATTTTTCTGTTTGATTTGCACAAAGTCATTTTACTGTGCGTTGGACAAGGTGGCGATGTCCATATAAAATCAAATTCTTTAAAATGTTCTAACAAGTAATTATGTGCATCAGCTACTATTACAGTATCATTAGGAAACCTCTCTTGATATAACTTAGCTAGTTCTTCATCTAACTCTACTGCTGTTATCTCGTGTTCATCTCCCCACTTGTATCTATTGCCACCTAAACAGGCATATAAATTTAATATCTTCATTTTAATCTCTTTGCTTTACTTATAGTCATTGCTATTGCTTTTTGACCTTCTTGATGTTGTTGGTATTCTGTTAGCCTACCTTGTCTGCGTTTCTCTATGGCTCTTTGCTTGTAGTCATTAATCCATACTGACCAAGTTCTAACATTGACAAATGCACTTGTACCTTGTTCAGCATTTCTTAATCCCTTGTCAAATGCAAACTTAATCTCATCTAACGGTAAGTTAGTGTGGTAAGTAATTAAGTCATTGTATAATAGTTGTGCCATACCTTTCATCTGTTCCTTATCAGGCTTCTGACCTAACGATGTATAACACATACCAACTAAGTCAATGCAGAATAGTTTTACCTCATTAACTTGACCAGCTTTTAACATATCAAATATTCTCATTTCTTTTTCTTTAAAGCGTAATATAATTTACTTTTCTGTCTATCATAGACTGTTTGTCTATCTTGCTTCTGCGAGTACTCGTACCCCATAATTAACATAAACGGTGAACAAGTTACTAATTTCTTTTTAGTCATTTAACATTTCATTTCTAACACTCTGCCAAGTGTCAATTACATTATTCTTTTTACCACCAAACTTATTCTCATTCTTACTCCAAGTCTTTAGCCTACGACTTACATCAAAAGTCTTTTGTAGTTCATATCTCAACTTAGTCTTAGACTTATTAGGCTCTGTCCAGTAATCTACAAAGGCTTCTAACATCTCTACGCTATACAGTTCTTTAAATGCAGATACCTCTAATAAAAACTTATTGCTAACTGTGTCTAGGTTTCTTTTAGTCTTAGGCTTGTCATTAAGCTGGTAAGACTTGTAGTTAACTACCGTTATAAGAGAGTTTTTAGTACTACTAGCTATGTCTATATACCCTTGACTTTTTAGCTTCTGTAATCTCTTGTAGATAGTAGATGGTTTAAGGTGCAGTTCTTCACTTGCAGTTATCCTACCAGTAATGAACTCACCTACATCAACTTTCCTACCATAAACCATATTAGGAGTAGTGTTAGCTTTTAGTATGCACCACACAAATACCTTTAGTAGTTCTGCATCTGCAAACACTCCGTTATCTAATATCTTACGATGTAGTTTTATATAACCTTGCATTAGTTAATTGTTATATCAGACTGAACAAAGTTATCATTAATTTTATTATACACACCTTTTTCTTTTAGTTGTGCTTTCCACTTGTCTTGTGCGTTAACTTGTCTTTGTCTATACTTAGCACCTCTAAGGCTTTCGTTAACCTCTTGGAACTTTGCTCTATGTCTTTTAATAGATACAGGACTGCTTAACTTATCGTTAGCCACTAGCTTTAACAAATCACTAGCAGTCATTGTATTTATATCTAAACCCTTTACTTTTAATTCCTTATTCCAAATGTTAGCGGTTAGCTTGTTGTCGCTATCCCTTAACGCTGGGTACTTTGTAATCATTTCTAATACTAGGTCTTTTGTTTTCATTGTAATAAGTATTTACGGATTTGTACTAAGTCTGCAATAGCATCATCTATCTCTACAAGTGCTTGTAGTTCGTTTAGCTTGTCAACTCTTTCTGACTTGCTTTTGTACTCATCAAATACCTTATCAAATAGAGTAACGTATTCAGGGTACATATTACGGTTTCTTATGTAATCCTTATGCAGCTTTAAGTAATGGTAATAGTTAGTTCTATGCTTACAGAAGTGTTTAGCCAACTGTGATGGCTTTATACCACACTCCATAAGTATATTACATACAACCATTCTACCTAATACTTGCTTACTGGTTTTTTGTTTTACGTCAATGTTATCTTGACTTACTCCTAGTTCTTTAGAAGTAATATACATTAGTAATTCTATCTCTTTATTTATATTCATAATTGTTTTTTAATATTGCATCTATTCTTTGTTCACAAATTTCATCTAATTCATCACCATCTTCATCTAAAAGTATATCAGCGTACAAACCCTGTGTGTACCATTCGTGTACTATACTTAATATTTCTATTTCAGATAGGTTATATTTCTTTATAATCTCATATAACATCAGCTAGTAGTTTTATGGTTATCGTCATCATTTAAAATCTTGTAAATGTTTGGCTCTATCTCTTTTATCCTGCGATAGATTGCCCTTACATCTTTCATTACCTCTTGCCTTCTGGTCTTAGGTACATCAACCCCTGTAACCGAAGTTACTAGGGATTGTGCTTTTTCTAACAATTTACTTGTTTTCTTTTTCATCTTAAATCTCGTTTTTCGTCAGCATACATTTCAGTATAATGTTCTTTCATCTTTTCATCATACTCGTATTCTTCTATCATTTCAGGATATGCTTCATCACATTCCACACATATTGATACCACCTCATCTTCTATCATTCTTACTTCTTCTTCACAACCACAACAAGATGTAACTAAGTCAGTATCTCTATCAGATATAAGTTTATAGCTATCGTAGTTCATATTAAAATGGCATATCGTTAGAGTTATCTACTTTAGCTTTCTCTCCTTTTAGTACCCAATTAGAGAATATCTCTGCTATCTCTAACACATCACTAGGAGTACCACCATTGTTACATACAAAAGATGTTGCGTTAGTCAGAGAGTTCTGCTTAACAATCATTTCTTGTACGTTGTCGTTCTTAGCTTGTGGCTTAAATGAATTACCACCACCTTGTTGGAAAGCGTTTACATACTTAATCTTAGGATATTGACCACCAACAAATTCATAGTCAACTTCTTCTCCTATAACAAATTTGCAAGTATCAGTCTTGGATAGGCATTGACCTGTGTCATCACCAATAGTTACTTCAAATTTATACATTAAACCAAACTTGCCTTCCCAAGTTCCATTTGCTTGTACGTTTTGTACAATTCCTTTCTTAATCATTTTTAATAAGTTAAATTAATAATTCCAATAATATCTAGCACTATTAAAAGGGTGGCTAGACTTAACCCTAAAGCGTATGTTATTTTTGTATCTCTGCTCATTTCTTTAATTGTTTTTGTATCATACCAATAGTCATAAAGTACATCTCTTTCTTAGCCATCTCTAATCCTTCTGCTATCTCAAAGTTACCTTCTGTGATATTTTCTATACGATGTTCTTCTATTCGTGCAATAGTTTCTTTAATTTCTTCTGTTGCAGTTGATAGATAAATGTGTCTTTCTTTCTCGCTATTTACGTTGTAGTAGCTTGGGAAAGTTTCTTGAAATAATTTTTTTAGTTCCATAATTGTTTTATAGTTTAGATATGCTTATTGGTCTTTTACCAATTTGCTCCCATATAAATTCGTGAGCATTATTTACATTGTTAAAGGGTAAATTCATTATAATAGGCTGACTACCTTTAGTTACCCATACTTGCCATTGTATTAATGTTTTCATTGTTAGTTGTTTTAGAATTATAATTATTTAACTAATAAAAGTCAACTAATAACACTTTTCTGTCGTGTATATTGTTGTTTTTGTTCGTGTAACTTTTGACTGATAAAGTTTTATCTGTGTACATATTTTTTAGCTTGATAAAGTGTCCTACTTCTAAAACTTTATAAACGTCTGAATTTTTGCTGAATTTTACTAGGTTACCTTCTCTAGTGTTTTTTAGTAGTATCATATCTCTGTTGTTATTAATTATGGTGCTAATATATATACTTTTTTTTAATTATCAACAAATTATAGTAAATATATTAATATAAATATATAACTACTAGATAGTATTATATATTAAATAATATATATATAGGGAGTATTATTCTTAGTTGTGTTCCTTTGTTGTTACGCTATGAATGTAACTAACTGATTATAAGGACATTAGGATATTTATAGGAAGTGTACCATTTTCTTTGACTACCATACAACCTATTGCAGGTTTCTTTCCAGCTTTAGCGTAAGCCATTGCATAACTTTCGTGGTCTATACCACAACCTACTTGACTACCAAAGATACGATAGTTCTGACCTACATAGTGTTCTGTGTAGCATTGTGTGTGTAAGTGTCCTTGTACTGTATTCATCATATCTGCTCTGCATTTAGTTCTTGCAGTACCAGCTTCACCGTGTATGTATTGAACATCATCTTTTACATAGCGTTCTACAAAGTTCCATTTAGGCACTTCTAAGACATCTTTGTAGCTTTTAATCCACTTACTAGGGATTGCACTTGTTTGTGCCTTACGCATTATTATACGGTCGTGATTACCTATTAAAACAGTTGCAATAGGAAATGCTTCATACCATTTGGCTATTTTACTTATAGCTAAGTCTAGTTCATCACCACCACCCATACCATCTGCCGATGTTTCGTGATAACTTGAGTAGTGGTTATCTATAACATCACCAATAAATATGACTTCATTACAGTTGTGTACCTGGTATTGTTCTTGGCAAAACTCTAAATAGCCATCTAAACAGAAAGGCTCGTGTATATCACCAATAACCAGTATGTTATTAGTTTTGTGTTTACGATAGTTTTGTAGTAGTAGTTCTTCATCAGGCTTTAGTCTATAACGATTGCTTCGCATTTTCCTTAATTTTGATTACTTTTTCTATACCTCTGCTTCCAAAGTAGGCAGAAAAACTAACGAGTAGTAAACTTTGGTATATCTCTTGATACCCATTAGCTAAAGTAAACTCTCCTATGTTTCCGTCTAAAAAGCTGATTATCACAAATATAAACAAAAGAAAGATAAGTGATGCAGGTCTAATATTTTTAGCTAACATACTACTGTTAACATCTGCTTCCCATCTTCTAGTAACATTATCTTCTATTACTTTAGTGTATTCTGTTTCTAAAGACTTTAGTTTAGCTTTTAGTATTAACTTTTCTTCTTTAGATGTAACTACCTCATCTACAAGTTCTGTTACACCATTACTAAATAATCCTTTAATTATATTTCCTATTGGTAAAGCCATATTGCTGCTGGTTTATCATAATCCATATCAACGTGAATAAAGGTCTTAGCTATACCTATTCTACGACCTAATCCTACTTTGAATAATGCGTTAAGTATTTTAGTTCTATCACCACTATTATTGCAATGCAAATCAACTGCTCTACAAGGTACTTTGATGTGGCTGCTTCCTACTCGACCACCTACCTTTAAATTATGTGCAGGTTCTCTGTATGCACTATTTACTTTAAAGACTGTATCTGCTATGCTTCGTGCTTCATCTAATTTGTGTAAAAAGTCTATACACATCTTACCACCATCAGTAGTAGGTAAGCCACTACCCTCTAATGTTGGACAGTCAAACTCCTCAAAATTAAAATGTTTTAACATCTACCTTGTCCTTTGTATTTGTTTTTGTAACCACTCTGACCTTTAGAAGCGTTCTTAGAGTGTCTATTAGGTCTTTTCTTACTTACCTTCTTACGGTAAGTGCCACCAATAATCTTTGCCATTACTTTCTTTTACGATACGATATATACTTGTCTATTGTATAAATGATTGATACAGTTAACAATATAATCTGTAATACTTGCTCTACGTTTGTAAAGCTAATCATCAAGCTGACGCTATTTAGACCTAGTACATCTAGGTTTTGATTTATCAGATTTTTCATTTTTCTTCTTTTTTAAATAGCTTTTTAGCTTTGTAATATTTTCTTCTTTTATTTTATATGTCGTAACTCGCATCTAAGAAACTTCTAAGTGTTATTCTATTGCTTTGTTCATATTGGTCTAATACTATACCACTAAAGTATGTATCTTTTGTTGGTGCTAAATCACCGTTACTGTTTGTAGTATATTCAGGGAACAAATGATTATTGTTGCATAAATAATCTACTAGCCTTGTTGCGTAGTATTCAGCAGTATTCTTTACTATCTCTCTAATGTACTTTATATCTTCTAATGAAGCTGGTGTAGATTGTTCTGATATTTTACGAACTATATCTTTGTTCATAATCTTGTAAGATAAGAATGGTAAACACTCATACAAAGAATAATGTATAAGTACAGGCTGAATATAATCATCTGTAAAAGACTTATAAGCACCAGCTAATGTACCAGCAGTTATATCTGCTTGTATCTTGTCGTACAAGTCAGTACCTAACAACTGATGTATATGAATATCTTGTGCTACCTTGATGTATGGTAACAATAACTCTACATCTACATTACCATTGATAGTAGTAGATTTTTTTATAGTGTCCTCACTTACAAATAATACTGCCATTTTTTTATTTTCTTATAAAACCTTTATCTGCTCTACGCTTTGGTGCGATAGCAACACTTCTTTCACTTTTCTTTTGTGGTTCTGGCTTAAAACCAGCACTTCTTGATTTAGCAACGCTTACAACTTTATCTGTATTCATTGGTTTTTCCCCCATCTTTGTTACATATATTCTACGATACCATCTATGGTGGCAATTACCACCACCTTTATACAACCATATAGAATATGTATCTGAACCACCAGCACCCCAACCTTTATTTACAGGCATTTTACCCATTCTAAGTATATCCTCTTTACGATACACTTTGTTAGCTGCTAACATCTTCTTGCAAAACTCTCTGCTATTGCCTTCTTCTTCTCTTTTTAAACCCTTATCTTCATTGTAGTAATATCTTACTCTATAAAGGTTACCCTCTCTATCAGTACCATCTTGTTCAGATTTTGCTCTAGGTATTGCTCTACCTGTTGTTGCTAATTCTAACTTTTCTAGGTTATATTCAAAATCAAAATCAGGGTGTTCGCCTTCTGCATCATCTTCATCTACTAACTCCCAATTCTCTAAGTCCTCATCTTCGCCAAACTCCATTAGAAACTTATCTAACTCTGTATATTCAGCTAGGTTTTGTTCCTCTGCTACTGTTTCTTCTTGTACATCTAATGGTGCATATCCTAACTCCTCTCTAATCTCGTCTTGCGTAAGCACTTCTTTTAGTGTTTCAGCATCAAACATAGAATTAAACGGTTTAACGTCTTTTACTGTCAATGGTAGTGTAACACCATTTATTGCTAAAAGTTTCTTAAACGTCTTTAAAAGCTGATTTTGGAAAGGTTTTATAACACTATTCATATACAACTCATAGGCTTGTAGTAATTCATTACGACCACCTAACTGTCCTTCTGCCCTAACACCTAAAAGCATAGGACTTGTTACCCTATGACCAATCATAATGTTTTGCACACACAGTTCATTGAGTACTGTGTACTGCTTATCTGCATCAGATACTTGAATAGGTATGATTTCAGGCTTACTGTTTGCATCATCACTAAATGTTAGTACAAACTTACCTGCGTTATTACTACCAGTAAACTTCTTAGATATTTGTTTTTCTATCTGTACTCTTTCTTCTCTTGTAGGTACTCCGTTAGCGAAGTTAATGAAGTACGAGCCACTAAAACCGTTACTGATATTATTTAAATGAAAGTCAGAAGTAAGATTATCTATCTGTATCCAGTTTGTAGATGCAACATAGTCAGGAGTGTGGTACAGTTCCATAGCAGGACTGTATAAACCACTATATAGTAATTGGCTACCTTCACTTCTATCCATCATATTGAATGGTGCTATGTGTTTAGGTGCGTATTCTTTCTTTCTGTATTGTGTCCAATCAGAACAAACATAGTAACAAGGTACTTTACCATCTTCATCAGGTACACCTATTCTTACTTGCTCTACTGGTATGTGGTGTAATTCAGCTATCTTAGTCTTATCCTTAGACCATATTACATTGATAGCGTATGCACCTTGTAATTTTAAATCAAAAGCTAATTTAACAAATAGTTCGTGTGCAGTTTCTTGACTGTTAACCGATGCTAAAAATTTCTTTAGTTCTACATACTGTGATAGGTCATCACTTTCGTCTATAATAAAATCTTCTCCTGCTATCATAGCAGAAGTTGCATTGATTATAGCTGCATTAGTTGCACTATTGTTGTATAAATCTATCAAGTATTGTGGGTAGTTGTTTTTATACTCACCATCACCGTAGCCTATCCAATCAGCACCGTTTACCTCGATACTCTTTGGCTGAACTTCGTTAGTTAGATTTATGTTAATTAGTCTTTCTTTCATTAGAATTTGTATTCGTTATAGTCTAAACCCATAAAAGAGTGTACTCCGTTACCATCTATTTCTACTGCGTATGATTTCCACCCTCTTGGGTGTGAATATACTAAAACTTCTGCTTCTGCATCAACAGGCTCTAAACCTTTCCATAGTACGTCTAGGTGATACTTGTCAGAAAGTACAGGTGCTTTTACTTCTTCGCCTTCTTCATTGTATTCTCCTTGCTCTAAGACTATATAGCCTAGTTTAACGATACAATGCTTATGTGTTGGGTATGTGTTACCATCATCATCAGTAGCTACTCCTAAAGCAGTTATTTTATCTTCTGCTTGTTCTAAGCTATCAAATTCGTATTTTCCTATCTTATTCATAATTAACTTGTTAATGTTGCTAAATCTATTGATGCGTCTTTATATACTCTTATTGCTTTGCATTTACCGTAAAACTTATCTGCTGCATTTCCATTATCAAAATCTAATTCTGTTAAAGTGTTTGCACTAAAAGTTGTACCTGTTATTATTGTACTTCCTATTTGTGAGCCATTAACAAATAGTTTAAACTCATTTTCTTTATATGAATATGCAATTTTATTAAACTGTTTAATATCTGTTAGTGTTTCGGTATATAAACCTTGTGCTGCACCATTATATAAAACTATTTGTATTTGATTAGTAATAGTTCTGTATTCCATTTGAACAAATAAACTACTTGTTCCATTATTTAAAGTTATTCTTCTTTTTGTACCATCATTTTCTAAAGCTGCTATCTCTAAATACAATACTCCTTCTTCACTATTAAAGTCAGCAGATGAACCTGCACCTGTGCAAGTTTCTGCATCTCTAGTACCCGTTAAGCCATTAGTAGGTATGTAAGAAGTACTATGTGATAAGGCTTCTAACTGACCTCCCCACATATATATTCCATTAGAAGGGATTTCATTAATCCATAAACCAATAGTAGATGTTTGGTTTTCAGACAAATCATATCTAACCCAATCAGTAGTGAGTGTTAATGTTTTTTGTGTTATAGTTTGTGCAGGGTCTCGTAAAATTACTTGCTCTCCACCTACTATACCTTTTAAATATATACTTTTAGTATTATTTCCACCACCAAAAGCTACTGCCTTATATAAGCCATTAGAACCATCACTTGTTATCTTAGAAGCATTATATTCTCCACTAGGACTTAATGTTTCAGTAGTATTAGAATAAACTGTTGTAGCTGCGTTTACAGTCCAAGTTGTAAAATCTTCACTATAAGGCAATAAGTTTGTACTCTGTGGTTCAAGTAATAAATGACCATCAGTATTATCTGTAAAGTCTATTCTAGGTGTATCATTACCTGTTTCATTAGATATAAGACCATCTCTATCTACATAAGTAGCATCAGTACCCCTAGAAACAGTAAATTCAGTATTCTTAAATCTACCATTGGTTTCTTTAGCAGCTAGTAGATTACCATCTTTAACTGCCCATTGACCTTCACCTAATTTTACTATACCTTTTCCCATTATATTATTGTATATCCGTTAGCTTGTGCTAGTTCACCGAATGAACCGTAGTTAGTTATTCCTGTTAGTAGTTCTAGTTCATCATCTGTTAGTGCTTCATCAAATACTGCTAGTTCTTTTACTTCTCCGTAGAAGTTGCTACTACCACCTAAGTAAGCACTATCAAAAGACAAATCAAATAATACATCACTAGCAAAAGTATTAAAGGTTAAATCCTCTTGCTCTTTTGCTCCGTTAATAAATAAAGCACATTTACCACTTGACCAAACTAACGCTATTTTATTAAAATTACTTGCAGTTAATCCTGTTTCTGTTAAGGTTATATCACTAGAAGCACTATCAAATCTACCTTGAATAGAACCACTACTAGAAAGTTTCATTTCTACTCTATTAGTTATAGTGTTATCAGATAATGAAATTACTCTATCAGAAGTATCAGCATCAACTAATCCTGCTATTTCTGCATATAACACACCCTCTGTACTATTTATTAATGTACTATTACCACTACCTGTTAGTGTTTCTGTTGCTCTTGTAACTGTACTACCGTATGTTGGTATGTATGATGTAGCGTAAGATAAGGCTTCTAGTTGACCTCCCCACATATAAATACCTTCTGTTGGTATGTTAGAAATCCATATACCATAATCACTTGTTTGTGTTTCTGTTAATGAATATCTTACCCATTCTGTTGTTAGTGTTAATGCTTTGTTATTTACAGTCTGATTAGGGTCTTTTAAATAAACTACTTGCCCATTTTGAGTACCTTTAATATAAATGCTTTTTGTATTAGAGCCACCTGCTGAACTTACTGATGCTTTAAATATACCACTTGTTCCGTTACCCACTATTTTTGAGGAGTTATATTCTCCTGAAGGACTTAAAGTTTCTGTTGTGTCAGAGGTAACTGTTGTTCCTGATTGAATTGTCCATTCACTAAAGTCCTCACTATAAGTAATAAGATTAGTAGAAGTAGGCTCTAACAACCAATGCCCATTCTCTCCATTACTATCATAGTTTATTCTAGCTAAATCTACATCTTCACTAAATGTAATGTCTTTTACTGATA